ACGCACGATGAAAGTCAGCTTTAGCCTTGTTGCCGTTATCGGCGCTTTCTATAATCAGTCCCAATCGTCTACCTCAAGTTCTGTGATAAGTTCTAAATGTTTATTCATGTTCTTCAACTCTCCCAAAATCTCTTTTAGTAGGGTGGTTGCTTCTGGATCATACACTCTTTGGTGATCTTGTCCATTACGGGATTGCTCCTGAGCCACACCGCGGGCGTTGGCTGAAGCTAGTTCCGCCTCTACGGTATCGAGTCTAGTGAGTGGTGTGCCTTGCATTACGCTAGGTTCCTGTCACACTTGATACAAGTACCATCCATAAGATGGTTATGGATGCCACACTTATGACAAACCAACACAGTATCTCTAGAAACAAGTTCGGTGTTAAGTGTCTTGAGTTCTGGCTCGACATATGTCTCAGTTTCTAATTCCCAATCTTCCATGTTACGCTACTACGTCAGGGAAGTCTTGGTCGTGCTTGAGTTTTTCTTTACTGGCAGTCGCATCCATGTGAGCGTACTCCAATGCCTTGCGTCGCATAAGCTCAGATTTCTTCTTGTTCCTGCTACCTGCGCCCAGACCGAGTAAGCCGATCCCAGTTGTGACAGCGCCGAAGATAGCCATAGGATCGCCAGTGGTCACCGCTTTGATAACTGAGCCGAAGAAATCCCCAGATGCTTTAGCTTGGTCCTGCTCACGGTAAGCGAGTTGAAGGTTTGATTCTGTCATCTCAAGATTCTGCTTCGCCATGTACTCAAGAACAGGGCGATGCTTTTCCATGACGGTAGAAAAGTGTAGGAAGTTCTTATTGAACTCAGCTAGCTTCTGGTCCATCTCCGCTCGCTTCTGAGCCTCGTCGAGTAGAGCACCATTGGATGCAGGGAACCAACGAGGGGCCGATTCTGCTGTGGCGATGAGGATAAAGAATAGATAGATTGTCTTCATGGTTTGCTCCGCATACAGTCTAACTGGGATTGGATCTGCGCCACCTTCACGTTAGAGTCAGCGACCTTTTGATACAGCTCTCTGTCGTTGGAACGGTAGCGGTCGTCCATAGCTTTTATCGTGTTCTCGATACGGATATCGGCGTCATCGCTCTTGGCTTCATTCTTTCTGATCAAGCCAAAGACGACTTGGAAAACAAAGGCTATCACCCCTGTTAATCCTGCCACCATGAACTCAATCGGTATGGTCACTTCACCCGTTCCTTGAGATTCTCAACCTCGACCTCGACCTTACTGATCCGCTGGTCTTGCTTTGAGTCGCGAGTGATTTGTGTCTTGGCGTTGATGCGTTGCTCTCTCATCTCTTCAGTCAAAGCTTTCAACTGAATGTTGATCGGTGTGAGGTACAGATTTAAGACGAATGCCAAACCTCCGCAAGTCACAACGCAGATCCCACCAAACCAGGACAGCAGCGTGACTGCAAAGCCTTTCAGTGAGTCAAGAAAGTCCTCAACTTGCTGAAGACGAGTCTCCTGCGAGACAATCTTTTCGCTCAGATCGCGTCTATCAGCCATGGGCCAAAACTTCCTTAAAATCTTTAATATCGTAGGGCTTGGATATTATCTTAGTTTCCTCATAATCAAGGTCTTCATGCTCACTCATGAGCTTGTCTTCTGCACCTGTGACGAAGATGAATTGCCCTTTGTACCCCATCTCCTTGAGCTTAATGTAAACATCGTATCCATTCATCTCTGGCATCATGTAGTCACATAAGATTACATCTGGGAACGGGTGATCTTTATAGTGCTTCTCTACCCAAGTGGGGTCCATGAGTGGCAGGATGTCAGGCTTGAGGATCTTTAGAGCTCTCGCAAGCTTCGTCAGAGCATACCGGAGGCATCTCAGCATCTCAGAGTTGTCGTCTATGATGGCGATGCGAATCGCTTCAGGCTTGCGGAAGAAACTCATTCTATTCCTGTGATCTTGTCACCATCCCTAATGATCTTCTTGGGCTTGCCGAGCATCTCAAGAGCTTTAGCTCTCTGCTCGTCGGCCTTGGCATTCTGCTCTTTAAGCATGTTAGCCAGTTCTTTAAACGCGCTTCTGTGGTCGCTCTCTACCATCTCGCGGGCCTGATTAGCTTGAGCTTTCTCGTCGTCCGTCTGGGCTAGCTTGATCATAGCCTCGGCAAGCTTAACGGCCTGTTCCTTCTCTTTGGCCTCTGCCTCCATGCGCTTGATCTCTAGCTCCTCTTCTTTAAGCTCAAGTTCAGCGGCGGCCTTTTTAGCCTCTAAGTAAATGCGCTCCTCATCGTAGTTCTTAGGCGCTTCAGGTGCTGGAGCTTCCGGCGACGCTGGGCGGTTCATCTCGGCCATGATCTCAGCCGCTTGTGCTTTCTTTAGCTCGGCGTTAGCGATAGTCTCGACGGTCTGCGCTCGCATCTTAGCGGCCTCGGCCTCTGCTCTCTCAGCTTCCGACAGAGCGTACTGATCTTGTGGGCTAGGCTCATTGGGTTGCTGTGCCGCTTCTTCTAGATCCTCTTGGGTTGGTTCCATTGCACCGATACGAACAAGCTTTTTACGGAAGAACTCGCGGATCTCTTTCATCCCTTCGCCCTCTAGGTTCATCATGCTCATAAGCTCTGCGACCGTCTTAGTCTCTGGATCTGTGGCAACGGTGGCCACACCTGTAAACGCTCGCACCATGGCCGAACGCTTGGAGGATGAGCTGGGGCCAGTCTCGACATTAACGTCAAAAGTAGAGTTGGAGATATCTCGGACCTTGATAGGCTCGCCTTTGTCGTTATATCCATCGGCCATGATCTCAATCATTTCAATCTCGCCCTCTTTGTCTAGGACTTTCATCTCCCGATCATCTTCGATATAAATGTCTTTGGCCATGGAGAGCCAGATGACACCGGAGCGTTGATGGGCTTTCTCTAGGTTGCTCATGTAAATAAACGTCAGCATATCAAGGCGGTTCTGGATAAGCTCGACCGCTTTACCTGAGATGTTTGTGTCCATCTCTTCGCCAACCTCTTGATTGCCCAAGATGTCTTGGATATCCATCTCGGTTTGTTGGAGCAATGCACCCATAGCAGGCGGGATCATTGGCGGTTTCGTGTACGCAAGCGGGCCTTGGTGCATCACCTGTCCCTCTTCGTTCGTGATGGGATCAGCTAGCAGGTATGGATAGTCCTCGATGTGATCCTTTGACCACATATCTGCGTTATTCTCCATCTGCTCAGGTGCAAAGATAGGCTTTTCTTGTGGGGAGAACGCGGCCAGTTCTGCAAGCTTTGAAACCTGCATGTTCTTCAAGCGTTGGGCATCCTTAGCCAAGCGAACTTGACCCATAGCCCTTTCAATGCCGTCGATAACGACACGCTTACCAAACAACTGAACAATGGGGATCTCACGGCCAGCGATAAAACCGCAATCCTCTAGGACTTTGCCACCGCTTAAAATGTACTTGTGGACCTTGCGACACTTCACGCGTCTACGGTTCACCTCATCGGTGCCAATAGCGTCGTACTTCGTCCAATCTTCTTCAGTGATCTCGTCAGCCTTGCGCTTGAACTTCTCGCCTGCAACGTCCTCAAAGTAGACCCAAAGTTCGCTTGTCTCTTCGATCTCGTAATACTCAGCGACATAAACTAGATCAGCTTCAACCCAATCCCAATCAGCTTGGCTCCTTTCAATCTTTGGCCAGTCGTCGGGGTTGTCGTCATACTTCTCCGCGTATGACTCTTTAGACATCCCGGTGAGCACATAGCAATACTGCGCGTCGCTCTTATCCTGCTTTCTGGAGTCTAGGTCAAAGAAGATCGAGGTGTCAGCGTCATAAATAGGCTCTAGATTAATGCGTTGATGGTCGTTGTCCTCGTCGTACTCATCTTCATATTCTGTTCGTAAGCGCCAACCACCGATACCACCGGAACAAGCTTCAACAAAGGCGTTGTCATAAGCATCTTGGGCGTGAGAATCCTGTTCATCAGCTCGGTATAACCCATTGACCACATCGACGACTTCATCATCTGAGACTTTGCGGGGCGTGAAGAATGTGGAGATCCTGTTGTTTCGGTACTCGCTTTCGATGCGGATAACTGACTTGTGGATCTTGTTGATCTCAAATTTGGGGCGGTTGTCGAACTGTTTAGCCCAGTCGCCATCATATTGAGCCCCCGCGACAAAGCAGAATTTACGGTCCTCCGCGCACATCCGGCGTTCTTCATAGACTGCGCTTTGGATCTTATCGAAGCGCGTTAAAGCGCGTTCGTGCAGTTGATCAAGCTTCTCGTCTTTGGTCATCACCAGTAGTTCTGTCGGGGTTTAGGTGTAATCTTACTCTTTTTCTGTACTTTGCTAGTTCTCCTCAATAACTCAACCGCATATCGGAGAGCGTCCGGACCATCAGAGCTTGCGTGATCAATGGTGGGGAGTATCTCCTCAGTCTTTGGATGCACCTTATAAGAGTAGAATGTTAAGTCGTCTGCGATTCCCTTACACCGCTCATGCACAACGATATCAAAGCCCCGGAGAAACTCGATTCCATCAACCACGCTGTTTGCACCCTTTACCGAGGGGCGACACTTAGGAAATCCGTGTTTTCTCAAATGACTGATAGTCTCTGGCCTTGATGAGTCGCCTGTTATGGGCCATTTCTCAGAGTCTGGGACGGTCATGAGCATGTGAGGCATGTCTTGGGTGTCGCAACCGATCTCGTAAGCCTCGTAGTCAATATAAAGCGTTCGCCCCTCAATGAAACATCGAAGTAGCACCGTCGGATCATTAGAGAATCCGAAGTCCAACCCATAGTAATAGGTAGCGTCTGGGGGACTGTCAAACGTATCCACTTTCCAGTTCTTATAAATGCGCTTTTCAGAGTTCTGAACATATTCGCCCAGCCAAACATGGTGATATTTATCAATATCGCGGGCTTTATCATACTCCATTTCCTTGATCATAACGTCTGGCATCCATGGGTTATCCATGTAGTTCACAGGTCGTATGATCGAGCCTTCTGGAGGTTTAGCCCCGCGCAGAAAGACATCAATCGGGTCTGTCTCATTTCTTGGATTCCAACAAAACCACAACTCGGAACCGGGCTTTCTAATAGTTGGCCTCAATAGGTCCAAAGATATCTGGCTAAGGGACTGCGCTTCCTCAACGAAAGCCCTATCGAAGCCCTCTAGAGACTTAATTGAATCCGCATTATGAGAATTCATCCCTTGAAAGATAATAACCCCGTTCCCCTTGGTATTCTTAATACAAGCTTGCTGAACATCGAAATATTCACCTAGACCGAGAGATTCTATCTTGCTCTCTATGAGAGCTTTCACGGACTGAGTCAGGGACTTTTGAACCTCGCGAATACAAACGGACTTCGTATTGGGGTCCAGTATGTGAGCCTCAACCAGTAACTCTGCAAAGAAATGAGATTTCCCAGAGCAACGACCACCATAAGCCCCCTTGTATCGGGCGGGGCCTAAGAAATCAACGGCCCATCTTGGAGTCTGGATATTGAGTTGGGACAATATTATTTAGGCGTGTCTACAATTTCCCGAGTGATCCCAGTTATTTTTTCACCACCACTCGTGATGTCTGTCTTGCTTTCATTCTTGCTCGACCACCCGAAACGGTTAGCCATGTGAAGCGCATAAAGCCCAGCCTGAAAGGGGTTATCTTTCCCTCCCATGAACATGCCTTCCTGCCCAACATCCTGCCACCAAAGCTCACATTCTACCATCGCCGCATTAAAAGCGTCCGAAAATACCTCGTTTTTCTTGAGGTATTCGTAGAAAGTTGACTTGGCCATACCGCAAGCTTTAGCCATATGGACTGGGCCTTTCCCCTTCTTCCCTAGCTCAAGCATCCGCTCTTTGTAGTCGTCTGGGAGGGTTAGCTCTGGTCGACCAGCTGGCATCACTTCAACCTCATCCAAGCATCTTGGGATTTAAAACCATAATATTTCACAAGCTTCTCATGGATCTCAATACCCGTAAGCCCATCAGCTCGATAAGCTTCAATTTCCATCCGAGCGCGAAAGCTTTTAGAGAAAGCGTACTTGAAATAGTAGGCGATCCCATGCTCACGCTGTTGGCGAAGATGAACAGCCTCATGGGTCAGCAAATGATCATGGCCAGCCTTCAGGAATATGAAAGGGCGAACAGCCATTCCACTCCACCCGAAGGGCAGCCAAGGAACATTTCTAAATATTTTCATGTCTCCATTCTACCCCTAAAAACAAAAAGACCACCCCGAGATGTTAGGAGACAAAACAGGGGCGGCCTTTTAAGGCTTAAATTCTACCCCCGTCTCCAAATGTTCAACCATAAACGACACACCAGCAATCCCAGAGTGCCAAAGCGCAGCCCATCAGAGCAATCATAACAACGGCGTGTGTATCGTTCATTTTTGCCCCTTGCATCTAACGCAGTAATGCTCTGATCTTCCATACTCGATCTCTTCACGGCTCTCCGTCTCCGTCTCGCACGTATCGCAAAACTCGGGAGCTTCCTCGATGTCATCGGTGCAAAAACAGATGTCCTCGCCGTCGTACTCAATCTTGTACATGAGCGAACGATCCAGCTTAACAATGTTACGCTCGGCTCTCGCCTCAGCCTCTAG